CTCAATGTATTCTGGGATTACGACAGATGATGTCTGTGAACCGCCTTTTCCGCCTGACATTATTCAAAATCCTTTATATATGAGGCAAATTGGCGTTTCCAGCCGTGCTTACCCAATGGTTTATTCCAACCCATGCGACCGTGCATTGTGAGGGCCACGCAGTTTTGCGATTTAGCCCAGTCTATCACGTCGCTGTGCATCTCCATAATCTGCTCAAGCTCACCGCCGCCCAAGAACACATTCACGACCCGCTTGCGTGGGAAAACCACGACTTCAGTAACGATACACCCATGCGGCGCTGGCCAAAGCTGCAACGTGCCCTTAGTCAAGCCCGCCTCAACATCCTCGAACAAGTGCGTGCCGCCGCTATATTCAAGCGCCGCCTCGATCCAAGGTTTGCAGCGTTCTAGCTCAGTCATACAGTCCTCACCGATAGAGTGCCGGATGTCATGTAAATCTCATATCTGACGTTGGTGGAGTCGTCGGTTAAGAACAAGCGACCCTCACCGATTTCAACGTCTTGCCCGCGCTTGTGGTTCGCACGATCCGCAGACTCAATTGTGCGGTTCCGCTCGATCTCGCTGACTTGGCTGTATGACCCGCGTGGTTGCTGTAATCTCATCGACGACCCCCCGGCACAATATCAAGCCTGTTGACGCCCACGCGCCAATCAGTGCCATTCACCGCTGACACTCGCATACGCAATTGACGCCCCGTAAATCGCATGGACGTAGGGTTTGACATTGCGTAAGGTCCGTAATCTCGTTCAGTCCCGTTCGGGTAGAAACGTGTCTTAAATGTCACATTTACGTCGCCCTGCGTTTGCTCGTCTGGCAACATGCCAACAACAGACGCAACAGCGTCACCGGACGCAATCATGATAGGACCGCTCTCAGCAAACGGCTCGTCGCCATCGTAATTGAAGCCCACGTCGTGTTCGTAAATGTGCGAGTCGGATGCCTTGGCCCACATAGGTTGCTGAAACGCCCCACGGTCAACGCCAGCGGTGCGGTCAAGCGTGCCGATGGACCAATGCCCCTCGACGTAGTTGAACGTCACGTAACGGTCATTTTCTGTAGAGGAGCCTGACGGGTAGAACCAAGTGATTTCACCATGTGCGCTGCTCGCAACACCAAAGACCTTGCTAACCTGCGAGCGGTTAATGTCATTAAAGACGTAATCTGAAACGTCGCATGGTACATCTTGAACCGCGCCACCGCTGTATAAGTGAAACGCATTTAGACCCATCCAATACGCGCCTTGATCGACTGACGCGACTGCGCCTTGAGAAATTAAGCCGCAAGCCGTGCCGACACGCTCAATGCCGTAAACGAACGGAGGCCCAATGTAGGTAGCAGCGTGCGCGTCCATTGTCGTCAAAATCAAAGTCTGGCCTCGGCCGTTAATACCAGCAAGCGCCTGACCGATTGTATCAAGCTCAATATCGCCCGCTTCATTCGTCGCTGCTGCGGTCCATGTGGTGTTGTCCTCACGGTCAGACCATTGGACTTTGCGCGGGTTGCCATCAGCGCCAAGTGCCATAAGGAATCGTTCGCTTGTTACGACCAAGCTGCGATTATTCTCTGGTGCATTGGGTATGACCGCCGCAATAGTGCTTGTGTCTAACGCCCACTCGTAAATCTTTCCGTCGTCGGGATTGCAAGCGACCATGTTTTCGCCAAACGTATCGAGCGCCCAAGACGTTGCCGCTTGAATGCGTGCCGTATCAGGACGTGCTACACCGTAAGCATACCCGCCAAACGTGCCGCCTCCAAAGCCTATAAATGCCTCTGCGGTTTCACGGCCATCGGTTAGTCCGCTTGGCGTGATGTCGCTGCGAACTCCAGTCGTTGACCAGATATACAACTTATTATAAGTTCCGCCAGCGATCCACCTGTCGCTGTCATTATCAATCCAAGACAACATGCCACGAACCTTGGCCGCTGCCGCCGTTTCTGACTTAACCCGCCAACCCTTTATGGGCCGCATGGTCCCGTCTATCCACCTGATTAAATTGCCATCACGCCAACGGCCTTGCGATTGCAAGTCCGTGCCATTGCGGTAGACGCCGGGTGGAATTTCAAGCGGGACTAGCGTCATGGTTGCTCCGTAGCGTTAAACTGTTGCCCTTATAACACACAATGTGACACAAGGGCAACGTGTTGTTAGGGCGTATTTTGCGCCTCAAGGTGAGAAGCATACGCGGCCTTCAACTCGCCTGTGTGAACCGCTGTGCAGATAGCCTGCACTTCAGGTGCCTCGACTGTGATGTCTGCATCTGGTGCAACAACGTGACGGCTGTATGATCGGCTGATCTCTACGTCGTTATCGTAGATCACACGGGCCGTGCGAACTTGGACGTGCTTGTATTCGCCTACGATTTCGATCTTATCTTGTAGCGTCTGTTCTGTAAGTGCCATGATGGCCTCCTGTGTGTGTGTCCGTTAGGTGCATCTTGCCCTAATAAGTTTATGCCTCGTAAATAACAGTAAAATCAATCCTGTGGGTTGATAGTGTGGCATTAGTAAAGGTACCCCCCGACGCAGTGTAGGCAGAAACAGTTGTCCCGCTACAAAGTAAGGTCGGAATACTGCCGTTGTTGGTGTATTGTATAAAAGCGCCTGCCGTTACGCCCGCAGCGCGTGTGAAGGGCAGACCTCCAATCTGCGCTCGATTACTGTCTCCTGTAGACGGATATGTGACACTCCCACTTGCTCTAACAAGATTGCCTACCTTCACGTATGTAGCATTTGAAACGGTCAAACTAAGTGACGCTACGCTACCATCAATAGGCGTCCACGTACCTTCCTCGTAATCATCCAGCGTGTTAGCCGCCGCATGAACACCCGCAGCAGTGCCGAGGGTTACACCAGCAGGAACAATTGCGTGGCCGCTGCTGTCGAACCGTGCGTACTCATCTGCCACGCCACCGCCAGAGCCACGGAAGATGATATCCCCGTTTGCAGTAGCGTTGCGGCCGTCAATGAACGTGGACCCATTGTTGTTTTGTATAGTGGTGTGATTGTCAGAAGCGTCATTGTCTGTCAGCCTAAGAAGGGGCGATGGGCCTGTGATGAACATGTCCTCAGCGGTTACTGATGTACCAGTAACAGCCGCAGCAGTTGTGCCGCCGATGACTGTGTTATCAATCACACCTTGAACAATATTTGGCTTGATTGCCGTTGTGCCGTCAAACAGATTGTCCAGGGTGTCGAGCGTGGTGTTTATCTTCGCGCCCCATGTGTCCTCAGAAGCGCCGACTTCTGGTTTGACCAAAGAATAGGTTGTTGTCGTTGTATCGGCCATATTACTTGCCCTTCTTTGTTGTCGGTTTAGGCTTGCGTTTGACAGCCTTCATCGGTTTATAGTTCATGTCAGCACCTCGATTATCGCAAAAGTCATTTAAGCCACCTCGCTCCACGTTTCAGTTGTCTGGGCCAGCTCTGACCACGTTTCTACAGATTTAGGCTGATCCGTCCAATCTTCCGCAGTTTTGGCCACTGCCACCCAGACCAGTCCAGAAACCACCTCACTTGAAGCTATGCCGCCCAAGCCACCGCTTGAGGCAGATGCTGATGCACCAAATGCCGTAATTGCTGCAAAATTAACAATTGTGCTAGATGAAACTCTCTTTGAAAGCCCCGTACTAGCAGTCGTAGCCTCACCAGCAGATGAGCCGGAAGAAACCCGCTTAAGGAGTGTGGGAGCTTCTACGGAGGCAGAACCTGCCGAGCTACCTGTCGATACCACACCTGAAAGCGCAATGCCAGCAATTGCTGATTGGCCACTAATAGCGCCAGACGAACTAGAAATTGACAGGGATTTAATATCCACTGACGATAAGCCCGCAGATGAGCCAACTGTCTTGATCCTAGCGGTCGCCGTGACTGATGCCGACGACGCGCCGTTAGACGCGCCGGAAGACACGGCATTAGAAATTGCAGTGCCAGACGCAGATGAAGAACCTTCTAGCGTGCTTGTCGAGGCCGCGTCAGATAATGCAACGCCTGTTGCGGACGCGACACCTGCGGCGCTGCCGACTGATGAAACTACAGTGGTCTCTGCGCCGCCATAGGCGGAACTGCCAAATGTGCCGCCGCCGTACCCGGTAAGCGCGACTCTAACTTCTCCGTCATCTCCAAGAGGTGCAAAAGCTAGTGGGGAAAAGCCTAACATTTATCCGATCCTAACTTGCATTTTCAGGCAATAACCGCGTCCACATCAAGTTACCGTCAGGCCAGCGGGTTGTACCGCCGCTAGTTCCGCTGGTGTTGTAGCTGAGTCAATATCTGAGTGGGCAGGTGCATCTCGCAAGGCCTGCTTGTCGGCAACAATCTGAGTGGTGTCGGCCCCAGTTTCAAGAGCTTTCATGTAGGCTGTGTCAAGAGCGGCTAAAGGACCAACCCGAGCTTGACGTATCTTATTACGCCAGATTTCTTTAGCGGGCGTCATATCTACGGAAATAACTCCAGTGCCAGCATTAACTTCCCAAGCGCCACGAAAGTTGCGTTCAGTTGGGAGCGTGTAGTCATCGGCGTCGTAAGATGTAGCTCCAATCTTGATAAAAATTTGTGTCATGCTGCAATCCTCCAAGCATTTCGAAACTGCCGATCACTTGGCACTTCTTCCGTTTTGACAATCTTAAACATTGGCCTGTTGTATTCTTGTGACCAAATGTGCCGAGGGATGTCCTTCATTACGAGATACTCAATAGCCTCTTCTTCTGTGAGAGGGCCAATGCGAGGTGCAGTCCACTGCGCTGCATGTTTCTCTGGATCATGCTTAAAAGTGCCATGACGCCCCTCTACGATGGCTTGCTGCTCATCGTCCTGCAATGCCCAGTAAACAGATATAGGCGGCAGTAGACCAGCCTTGGCTTCTTCAAGCCAGTTGTCGCTGGGGACAAGCACGCAGGCGGGCTGTTCTGGATGATCTGGGTCCTCAAAGATCACTCTATAGTTACTCATATTTAATCACTCACCTTCAGCATAACCAAAGGAGAATCCATATCCTCTACTATTGTACTATTTACTGTGCGAACCCGTATGGAAGAGCTTAACATGGAATAATTGCTAGTAAAACTGACAAGGCCATAGGGTGCTGTGGTCGAAGGATAGGCGCAGTTTCCATTTACGGCATAATTTGACCCACTTAGATTAGTGCTAAAGTTTGATGTGTAAACACCAGTTCCGCCGTCCGTGATACTGCTTACATTCCCAGCGTTACGAATAGCAACAGCCCCAGTGCCGTTGAAGTTGACCCAAGCCTTGGATAGATAGCCCGTAAGATCCTGAGAGGATATTGCGACGTACACCACAGCCGAACCTGAAAGGGTCAATAACGAACCTGTAGAACTTTCATCAATGGTACGGGAAAGAGTGGTGCCTGACGCCGTATAGGTGCCGGAACCAATCTCCCACGCCGTCCCGTCCTCAATAACGTAACGAACTACATTCGTGTCAACGACCCCTGCATCGGCAAATGTTTGATAACCACTCGAAGCAGAGCCAAGCGTGATTGTGCCTGTGCCAGTGGTGGCCGTGGCTACTTTAGCTCTGTTTACGAGAGTGACCATTTATCAATCCTCAGTAATTGCTGTGGCAGTCGTCAATGAAGGCGTGATGCCGTCACCCGTCACAATAGTTGGGCTGATTGCGCCAGAATAAAGCAAAACACCAGACCCAGAAGTAAGTGTGCCAATGCCCATATGCGTAGCCGTGCCTGAGCCGCCAGAACCAGCGGGGAAGTTAATCGCAGCCGCAGGTGACACGCTGTTGCCGCTTACAGTCCAACCGCTGCTAGTCCGCACTACAGACACACGCGCGTAGTCTGTGTACCCAATCTCGCTTGTGGATTGGTTGCCCCCTTCGCCCGGATCACCAGTGTGTAATGAGACAAATAAATTCGTGACTGGAGAGGACGAGTGATTTTCTGCAACGCCAGTCATTGCCGTTGCGTTGAAAATCAAATTCAACAGTGCCGTCTCGAATGCGTTTGACTTGGACATGGTTAGCCCCTTCCGTCAGTAAGTGTTGCGATGTTCATTTCAGTAGCTCCTAATTTTCATGCGGCGGCCAGAACCACCAAATTTTGCTGTCTCGCCGTCACGGTTTATCGCGTCGATGCTTTGCTGATAGAGTGAAGCCCAGCCCTGCAAACGGGCGTCGTCTTTCAGATACATCGCCGTGTGCATAAGTGATCCGTAAAGGTAAACGTCGGGATGATACGTCAGAATCCAGTTTGTTGCAACAATGTCGGACAGCGCCGCCACGCTGCCGTAATAATACAACTCAGTGTTATAAGAGCTATCTGGCACGGGGTAGACTTCAATCTCACCAGCCGTAATTGCGTAATATGCAGGCGACCCCGACACATTGGACGACTTGCGTTTACGGTCCAGCAATTCCCATTGGCTGATTAGCTCAATCTGCTGCGTATCCGTATCAGTTCCGTAAAGGCGAATGGCCTCGATAAAGTCAGATGGGAGCGCACTGTATTGCGTATTGACCTGAGCTGTGCTGCGCTTTTCCTGCCGCCAGTGCCGTATCTTTAGCCGCATGTCAGCTTCGGCCAGCGCGATCCAAGTGGATACGGGCGCGTCAGTGTCGTCGCGGTTAAGGAAGTCGCTTATTGCCGCTTTCAGTTCTGTAAATGTCGTGATGCTCATTCTAAAAGCCCTCGTCGTTGTTGGCGCTGGTCAGCTTGTGAAAGTAAGCCGACGCCAGCCACGCCTGCCGATAGGTTGCGTAAATGCTTAAATGCTGGATCAAATCGTGCATATTGGCTGCGAATGTTGGCAGGGTTTAAGATTGTTCTTTCATCCTCAACCCTTACGCCATCATATCCACCCTCGTCAAAAACCTTACGATAAGCATCAATATCGTCATCGTATGCACTGCGCTCCGTCCTTGCCTGCATCCTCACGTCCATAGGCGCGGGCGCGTTCGTAGCAAATACCGGGTAAACCTCTGACTTTCTCAGGTTATCCTCATTAAGCATCTTTTCTATACGCTCAGTCGGCCCATACTCGTATCCGCTAAAGCGATTTGCCTTTCTTGCATCGGGCGTCAAATAAACACCCGGCCCAATTTTGCCACGGACCGATGGGCGGAAGTCGTTAAAATCCCTAGACCCCCCATGATACAACGGTAGGCTTGTGTTGATGTCACCAGCCCGCCCCATGCGACCCTCCGCCGACATATCAAGCGGCGTATTGTTAAACATATACGGATCGTCGGCCATTGCCATCATGTCGTCAGTCACGTCGCCAGCGTTGCCCGCCGCCCGCATTTCAAGAACCTGCTTGGCCATTGCTTCTGCGGCGGTGCGCGGTGTTGGCTTCAAAATGTCGGGGTTAATGACCCTCAAACCAAATTCAGGATCAGGATATTGAATTGCATTGAATCCCAAAGATTTCACTTCTGATAGCAGGCGCGCGTCGGGCAAATCTCCCTCATCTAGCCCTAGAGAAAATTCCAATCTTTCCTGCAATTCGTATAATTCGGCTTCGCTTATAGTTTTCAACGAATCTGGATCAATATCAAACTTTGAAACGGCTGACCCGTCGCGAAGCCTAGCGTAAAACTCGGCCACGTCGAGATTTGGCGTCACGCTGAACCCGTCGAGTAACCCTTCGCCATCAACAGTCACCTTGGGAGAAGTGACTGTTTTATTGCCGCCGTGGTACACTCTCATTTCTGGCCGCGCACCACCCGCGCTAACTGTATTCGGATCATAATCCAGCAAGCCGCGACCAGATGCAGCCATGCCGCCGCCCATTGCCATGCCTGCCGTACCCATTGCCGCGCCTGTCATTTCGGCAGGACTAAGCAAACCACGATAGGCGTCAAGCGGTGCCTGAACGGCTTCACCGCCACCTTGCAGCAAACCCATGATACCATTCCAGATAGCAGGGCGCAGCGAACGCATAGCCTCGCGGCCCGTCGTGCCTATATCCTTAGACGCAAAACCGCCAGCGATAGGCTGCCGACCGTCCGCCACGCCGCCGTCTGGTAGCATGTTGGTGAAGTTGTTTTTCTCGCGATATTGTTGACGTAAAAACGCCGCGTTGCCGCCCCCGTCTGGATACATTTCTGCCAGATAGGCGTTGAAGTCGTCTGGCGTGAAGTCTAGCGGGTTCATCAGCGGTCCCTATATTTGTGCCATAAATAACACACTATGCGATCCCGCGCAAGTTCCTCCGTATAGGCTCGCGCTTGGTTGTCTGCACGCCGCGCTGGTATACCGCAACCAGCCCAAAGGCGTCGGCTGCGTGCGACGACCAATCATGGTCGGGACCAAGCCCAATGCCGCGCACCTCATCCCGCTTTTCGTGATACCAACCCAACGCCTCGCGCCCGCCCTTTGTCGTATTCTCATTGAACCTGACAGACGGAAACATATCACGCACCGCCTCAATCCGCTGCATGGCTGCGCCTGCGCCTTGATTGGGCACAAGGTCCACAACAAAGCCCGCTGAACGCATGAAGCCCTCTGGCGTGACCGCATACACCATATCATGCTTATGGCCGTCGTGGGGTAGCACAACGACAGCATCCTCGTATCCGCTAGACCGCAGCCAATTGACGTGCGCCTCGAACGGCTGGCCGACGGCCTCGTAATAATCCAACACGCGAACTTCCAGACCGATGAACTGCACAATGAATATTGCAGTGGCGTCGGCCTTGCGTGACGTGCCGCCAATGTCAAAGCAGGCGTAAGTCTTGTTCAGCATCGACTTAGCGACAAGACCGATGCGCCCGTCTAGTTGAGCTTGAACAAGATGCTTAGAGAAATACGCACCTTCAAGGACGGTCATATAACCGCCCTCCCAGATGTGCTCAAACCGCTCTGGCGTTGCTTCGATGCAGTCCTGCATTTCTTGCTTCAGGACGCCCGGCAGCCAAGGATTGTCCGACCAGTTAGCCTTGACGATTGTTGCGCCTGTTGGCGTCACTGCGCCGCGAAGTAGCATATCAACTGGATCGGTGGCCCGCGAAGGGTTCCAGCTGAACCAGATTTCAGAGCCTTCTTTGCGGATCGTAGGCCGCAGCAACGTCATTGAGCGGTCAGACAGCGATTGTGCTTCTTCCACCCATGCACGGTCAAAGCCTTCAAGCGACTTGATGCTGTCCGCCGTGTGATCCTGCATCCCGGCAAAGGTTATCATGCCATCGCCCGGCGTTTCGATCACCTCACGGTAAACCTTAAACCCCTGCGCCTCGCCCAAGTTGTATTCTGTCAGCTTGTCCTCAATCAAACGCTTGACCGATTGCTTCAAAGATTTCTGGACTTCACGCAGGCAGACGGCACGGTAGCCGGGATAGCGCAACGCCTCCTCAACCATCAGCCCCGCAAAGAAATGCGACTTACCGGACCCACGCCCACCCCACGCAGCCTTGTACCGCGACGGCTCAAGCAACGGCAGGAACACGCCCGCCGTCTTTATCTGCAAGCGATACTTCGCGCTTTTGTCAGTCTGCATCAGGTTTATCTGGCATCACGATAACCCGCTCAACCACTTGCGGCGTCATGCTATTGTCGCTCGACGTGTTATCCTGCTCAATCTTGTCACTGTAATTGTGCTTGGTCAAAATTAGCTTTGTTATCATGCCGTTGTACGTTCCATCAAGCCCGTTATTGGTCAATGTCCGCTCTTGTTTTTGACCTAGCGTCTTCATAATGTTAAAAAACTCTGGCTTGTTTTCGTCCTTAACCCACAAATGGGCAAGCTCTCGCGTGATTCCTATCTCGCAAGCCATACCCGCAACCGACGGTATCCTGTCGCCGCACTCAAGCCAACCACCGTTGACATAAGCCCACGCAGCTTCAAGCAATTCTGGTGTATATTTTGACGGTCTACCCATTACCATATAGATTCCCCTTTCTCTCAATGTATACATCAATCACGTTTTTTGCAATGTAATCTCCGTCAATAACGTCGAGTATCATTCTAGCAATCTCGTCAGCGAATGCGTCTTCGATTGCCCTGCGTGAGTAGATACCAAGGTCGCGGATGTCTGACGGGCTGTATCCGTCTTCGAGAAGCATCCTGATGCCATCAACCTGCGCTGCGTGTGATCCAGTCACGATGCCACCTCTGGACGAATACGCGGGCGCACAATTGGCTCTGGCGTGTGACAATGCACCGACCAGCCGTCCTTTACCTTATCATAAAAGCTCGGCATTGCGTCGCTGCATTCTCGCGCTGTTTTGAACTCCATAATTGGAACTAACTTTGCGCCATCAGGTGACATAAGGAACAACAGGGTTGCGTAAACAATCATTCTGCAAACCATGTATCAAAATCTGGATTTCCATCTGCATCGACATCAACCGTTCCTCTAATGCGTGCAGGTGCGATGCGATAGGATTCCCAGCCGCTGATACCGTTATCGTAGTCCATCCAGTGCAGCCACTTACCCTTTTTGACATTAAAGTATTGGACGCATTCGCCCTCGTGGATCGCTAACAACACCGCGCCCCTGTCAATTTTTGAAAGGTCATCAAATGCAGGAGGTGATTCTGCTTCAATTTCTGTTAATCTGGCGCGTGCGTCAAACCACTGGGATGCTGTTTTGCTCATGTCGTTTTTCCTTTGTTAGTTGAAAAGTTGGGCCGACACTCTGGCCGACCCATAGTCGTGCGGGACAGGGAGGGAACCCGCAAATTTAGGCTTGCACGAAAACTATAGGTCGTCAAGGTCATCCTCAACAATTGGACCCATTGTCTGTATTCCGACAATACGTGCGTCTGGAAAGGCACATGCAACTTCATCCATCATTGCTTTATAGCGATGATCCAAGATTGCGCAGATGTCGGCCAGCGGCCAGACGGACCACCCTGGATGGCCGCGCCTGACCTGAGCTAAGTCGCCGCTGGCAATGAAAGCATATATCTGCTCGCCGTATTGCACTAAGTGGCCGTCTATGACGGGCGGCAGGTGGCCGTTAGCCCTCGCAGTGGCGTCCATTACCTCAAGCGCCTTGCAGAGGCTTGTAGCGTGCGCCGCTGCCGCCTTGCTATCCTCGCCACGCATTGCCACGTCCAAGTCATTCTTTAGCTGATCGTACCTAACCGCAAACGCTGGTGGCACAAAGCCAACAAGCGTGTCTCCCCAGATGCTGACCGATGCCTTGCTAGCACGGACGTAGGGCATAACCGCTGCAAAGACTGAACGGTCGATAGGTTTGTCGTAACTCGAATTCGACCCGACCTTGAAAGTCCCACGTTCAGCAATCGCTTTTTTCGTGGCCTCTGACTTTGTTGCTTTTTTCATTTTCTATCTTCTCCCGCGATTACTCTTTAACCTACATAACCCCTAAAGGGTTTATGTAGGTTATGTAGGTTGGTGACTACCCTACATATTTGCCTACATATTTTACATATTTTACATATTTCCTCTGTAGGTCATTGATATTAAACAATACACGAATATGTAGGTTGCTTGCCGAAAACACCCCTTCAAAAACACCCAAAAAAGCCAAATATGTAGGTTTTGGTGCGTTTTCATTGAATAATTTAGGCCAAATATGTAGGTTATGTAGGTTAGTTTTTGTCATTTTGGGCTATTTGCCTCCAATATTGCGCGTCCAATTAGCTCTGGAATTTGCGGAACGACGGCGTTTCCTAGCGCCTCTAATCTAGCCACCCTACAGGGAATCCCATCATCCGCTGAACAAAATCGGGATGCGGGTAAATCGGATCGTCCGGGCCATCCCTCAAAACTTCGCAAAGATTGCCGTGCGACTTCTCGCTGCCACTCCATCGGTTTCTGGGTGCGCCCTTCGCATCGCTTTTTGTTGGGGTGGGCAACCACCCAGACGCGGCCCCTCCTATGCCATGCACCAATGTAGGAAGCCGGCACGACACGCCACTCCGCATCATACCCGCACTCGGCCAAGTCTCCGAGTATTCGGCCAAACCATCCCCCTCGTTTGTCGCTAGGGCCACTAAGCAGGTTTGCGACGTTCTCCACGATGACGTATCGGGGTGATAGCTCGCTAATAAGTCTGACGATCTCGGACCATAGGCCGCTGCGGGTGCCTTCGCTGATGCCTGCTTGCTTTCCTGCTGTGCTAATGTCTTGGCACGGAAAGCCGCCCGTGATGACATCAACGGAAATTCCGTCTCGTCTAAGAATGTCGCTTGTGAGTTTGGTAACGTCTTCATAGCAAGGCACCTCCGGCCAGTGTTTCTTTAATACTTTGCGCGGGAATGGTTCGATCTCGCAAAATGCAACTGTTTCAAACCCTCCCGTGCGCTCAAGGCCAAGGCTAAACCCGCCTATGCCGCTGAACAGGTCTAGGACTTTTAGCTTTTCTGTCATTTAACTTTCCCTTCTTTTGCACTTATCCAAATATATCCATCATTCTGCACCATGTATCCGCCGCCGAGTAACGCCTTGATCGCGGTTGCGTATGCGCTCGACGGGTTTGTCGACGACATTTTACCCATTGCAAACTTTCGCAGGTCTGGCTCGTCCATGACCCAATACGTGTTGGGTTCAGGCCAGCCTGCGCCGCCTGTGTTGCCGTGCCCAGCGCCTTCGCCACGTAGCTGCTTGAACGCGCTAACAATGACCTTCTGGTTTGCGCCTGTCGGTCGCTTGATGTTCATGTCGTTGATTGCGTCCTCATCGGCTGCGATGATTGTGCAGGTTGTCACGTCGTCGCCATCCTCATCCACACCAACTGTGTGAACCTTCAATGTAAATACAATGGGCGACTGCGGTTCCAGGTCACGCTGTTTTGTTGCTGTCGCTGTGCGCAGTTCTCCATCGACCTCAAGCTCTATCTCTGTGTCAGTGGCCGCGCGCAGCGATGAGTGCCCACGCGCCCCGTTTGCCGTGTTCTTGCCGCTGTGGTGCACGATCATAATATGCGCGCCCGTAGCCTCGCGCAGTGCATCACAGTTAGCAATAAACGCAGTCATGTCGATTGCACCATTCTCGTCGCCGCCCGCCATCGCCCTTGATAATGTATCAACAATAATAACACCTATTGGCTCACCTAAACCAGCCTCGATGCTTTTGCAAAGCTCAATTAGCTGGGCTAAGTCTGCCTCCGGGTGTAGCAAATCGACTGGCGATGGACGAACAGCCAGCGGCACGTCATCAACGCCGTATTCTTTGCGCAATGCAACGACGCGGTTCTGAAAAGCGTTGCCGCCCTCTGTCGCTAGATATAGCACTGGCGACTTGCGGACTTTGTAGCCCTGCCACTCAATCCCGGCGGCCAAGCAAAACGCTATGTCGAGGCAGAAGAAAGATTTGCCGACGTTAGACTGCCCGTAGACCACGGACATCTGCGCCCGACCGATCCAGTTCTTGATTAGGTAAGACGACCGCAGAACTGGCATTGCGTCCCGCGCCCAGAAGATTGGCTTCTTATCTTCGTTCGGGATGATGATTGTGCTTGGACCTGCCTTTACGTCTGGGATGATGTCAAAATCATCTAAATTTTCAGACGGCTCTGGCTGCATTGCTGCTTTAACGATAGCGTCGCGTGTTTCGTTCGTGCTGGGCCGCAATTCCGCGCCGTATGCCCTGACTGCCTGCGTAAAGTCGCCGCCGTGTTCAAAATGCACGTAAAGGTCAAAGGCATCGCCCCAGCAAAAATGCCCTGACGCCATGCCAATGCCCGCCGCCAAGTCTGAACCGCTTAGTGAAACCCAATGCGTGCCAAAATCTTTGGCGGCAAAGCTGCCCGTTGTTGATAGTGGCGACTTGTAGCTGTCCGACCCGCCTTGCTTTTCGTAGCCATGCTGAATGAATAGGTCCGCAATCGTGTGATTTAAGTTAAACTCGTCAACAGGGTCATCACTGGCTGGATATAACGCCCGCTTTTCTTCCCGCTTTTCAATGCGGCGCTGGCGATCAAGCTCGGCCCGCTTCTCTGCAATCTCTGCGTTCTTGCGATTAAACTCTACCGTTGCCCAGATTGCGCCAGACCTTGCAATCATCATGCCCTCGCCGCGATACAGGTGCGACTTGTAAAACAACGGCTCGCCATCATCGCCGCGCTTGCTTGGCGGTATATTCGGTAGGAATATGGGCTGGCCCGTTCGTGCCAACGATCCGTCGCACGTTATGCCATATTCACGCAGCATAATTTCAAACAGCGCCAGTTGAGCATCTGCATAATCTGAACCGCTCAACGGTTCGGCCAACGGGATTAGCACGCGCCATTTTTTGTTTTCTTCTGACGCGCCTGCCGAAGAATAGGTAAGCGCCATCGCGCCATCCGTCAGGTCATCGACTGCGCTGCACAATGTATCACAATCAACATTGCCCTCGTCCACATCAATTGCCAGCATCCAATACTCACCAAGCTCGCGCTGCGTGGCATGGCTGCGACCGTCAAATCTGCGATACGTTGACGCAATGACAAAAGCCGCATCTGCCTTTTCAGTGGCTTGCGGCTCTTTTACCATGTCGGCAATTTCTTTTAACGTGATGCCAAGGTATGTGCGGCTGGCGTCATGTATGTTTGTGTCCCTCGACCCGTGAGCCAAAAGCATTGTTTGCTTGCTCATGTTGCCGTTTTTTGATAGTTTCATGGCAGGTGTTCTTTCCATTTTGTTCTACAGTATTTAACGCCCGCAAGACTCCAATCCTGCGGGCGTTTTCTTTTGTTTTAGTCTAAAATGGGATTTCGTCGTCTAGGTCGTGCGAATGTTTTGCTGGTGTGGCATCAGCAAACGGATCAGCAACGGTCGCAAAATCATCCAACTCCTTTGGCTGGCCGCCGCCCGATGATGTGCCGTCAGTAAACTCATCAAAGTCATCTAGGTTGTTGCCGCCGTATACAGCGTGAACGACCTGCACTGTGTCAATCAATAACGAAATGCCGCCGTTGTTTTCTGGGTCTGCTACCGGGTAAGCAGTTACCTTGATATTGCCCTTTGATCCGCCCCAGATATTTACGTCAGCAAGCGGCTGTTTCATGCCGTCAATGACGAGCGGCTTTTCGTTCAATTCACCGTTTGCATTTGTCCCGTTGCGTTTGGCCGAAAACTTTACGGTGCCGTCATCGTTTTTCTTTGATCCAAAAATCTTGGTAAACGGTTGCGTCCGTCCGCAGCTTTCATAGTGTGCCTTTAGCTCTACAAGCAGCTTTGCCGCGTCATCCGCTGGCATGTTCCACGAAATACTGTACGCCGCGCCGTTCGCCTGCGGCTTGCATTCCTCGCTGCGTTTTTCCGCTGTGTTGAATTTGAATGTTGCGCCCAAACGTGGAAAATTAAATTCTACGTTGCGTATCATTGTCGGTTTGAAATCTGTTTTAGCCATTGTTGTATTCCTTTAAAAGTCGTTGGTTGAGTTGGCATCTTGCGCCAACCATGATGGGAGATCAATAGTGTTAATCCCCTTTGAATAGCCAGTGTCCCATATTTGCGACTTGTTGGCCTCGTTTATATCAGCAAGGGACTTGTGCATCTGCATCTTTGCCCAACTCATATAATCCTCTGATAGCTCCACGCAATTTACTGCGAACGGCGCTGTTTTTTCTACAAAAACAAAGATAAACCGCTTTGCGTTCATTTCACCACAATTCAAAACGTGCAAATAAAAAGCTGCTTGGATTGCATAGTTATATTTGCGTATATCCGCCTCAACTGCGCGGGGGCTGGCGTCTTGGCAGGTTTTGATGTCGTAAATGACGCCCTTTTCTTCGTCGTAGCTATCTGGTCTGCATTTAATCTCCATTCCTGTTTTTGGGTCAGTGGCGAAAAATGACGCCTCGTTGATTGTGTCCGCCCCAGCCATCTTTGCGCCTGCTGGGTGAAATAGCACGCTGGATGCAACGTCGGCTGCAAGGTCAAAGTCGGCGGCCGTCATTAGCAGCTTACCTTGCGCCTCTGCCTCTGCAAACGGCTCAGACCATTGCTTGCCGCGTCTGTCCGGCCCGTTGTGACGGATAACATTCTCGCCGCCCTCCAGCACCATATCATGTACCGCCGTACCGATTGCCATTGCGACGGTTGGCTTGAATGTCGCCCGATGCTTCCAGTGCGCCAGCGACTTGCCATAGACCGTCTTGACGTCGCTTGATGATATTGCGTCTGTCGCGTGATATTCCGCGTTGGACATTTCTTTTGACGTTTTCATATTAGCTTCTCCTTACCGTAGAGGGCAATTAGACATGCTTCCGCACGTCCATCGTCCATGACTCTCGAAAATAAATTTGCGACCTGCGGGAACCGCTGTATTGCAACTGACCGTGACACGCCTTTGTCGCGTGATAGCTTGAAATGTCCTTTCCATTTTTGCGGTGTGACGTAATGCACTGGCAGCTTGTGGGCCGCTATTGCCATCTCCACCTGCCCGAAATTCTGGCCGAAACGAAAGGAACTTGTCACACCTTGACGGGGCATTGCATGAACGGACTCAATAACCGCAATGTTGTGACCAAAGTCCTCTGGCTCAAGCAGGTCCAACACGCCGCGCAGGTTTAGGATTGTCTTGCCCTTTGCTGACTTCATCACTGGCATGTCGTGAACTTCCATAAGCTCAAGCTCTGGCCTGTAGATTGATATTGCACCCGTAAAGCCGGGGTCGATGCCGTAGATAACCATTTATTCTGCCTCGCTTCGAGCCGATGCAATTATAGCCATCATCCTCACGTAGGCTGACACTGATAAGCCCGCCTTAACTGCGGCCAGCTTAATGCTTTGATGCTGGGCTTCTGACATTTTTATTTGTATATTTTTCACGTTCGTCTCCTTTTCTCCCATTATCAATAGGCATTGCTTTGGCATTAGTAAAGCACCAATTTAATATTGATTTGGCATTATTTTGGTATTGACGGCGGATTGGATAAAGCGCATAAGGATTGCAAGAACTCAAAACTAAGGATAAGCAAAATGACACGCACCACAATCAACAACATCAACAAATCACTCAAGGCCGCAAACTTGCCTTTCGAGATTGTAAAGGAACCCGGCTATTTCTGGTTTGCCGCAAGCAATGACGCACCAAACGGCATTGAGGAATACATACCCAGCATTTACTCAAGTCAACTTAGCTGCATGAGCGTTGCCGACTATGTAGCGCACGTCAAAGATGGCGTTGATATTTATGAAGCGGAATGCACTGGCCGTGGCATGAAGCAGAACGAAGCCCTAACTATAGCACTGAAACTGGCCGTTACTGCCCCCACCGAAGATGCATTTGATAGGGCAGTAGAATTAGCGGTGGCAATATCCGATGGCATGACGGACCACGACGTCGAAATGTGCAAATTTGCCGCCGAGGCTTGCATCGAATATGAGGCGCGTTACGGCACCGAAATACCCACTTCAAAATTAAACTAAGGAAAACAAAATGACCAACGCGTTTTACACGACATACTTTTCGACCGAGGATGGCTTGGCCCACGCCTGCGACCCAACAGCATCCTTTGTTGTTGCCGTCGATGCTTACGCAGAGTCCCGCGATGATGGCTACCCTGCGGAGGTATTTTTAATCAACTTGGTTCGCGGCACCGCCGAAACGCAAACCGAACGCGCAAACCGCCGCGTTATTAAGCGGTGCCGCGACCGCAGCCAAGATTTGCCGGAGTGGCTGACATGATACGCTGGGTCGCATTGGTAACAGTCATTGCAACCGTGTGGGGAGTTGCGCTAGTATCGCCCCACGAACCAAGAATAATTACCCCAACCCCATGCACCTCGATTGGATGCTAAAATGAAAACTGAAATTGTAATCACAAGCCAGCTTGATAGCAGTACCGCCTTTGGCCTTGTCACCGCGACGGGTGAAGGCGTGTTCGTCCCGGCCCACGTTGCCAAGTCATCTAGGGCGGCAAAAGGGCTAACAATGCAGGCAGTCCTTGTGCCGAACGAGGGCAATGTGGGCGACACCCCCTACAAAGCCGCGTTCATTGATCCAATCAAGCCTGACGCCCCTTCTGGTAGCTCAGAGGTGGCGTTTAACTACATCGCTGGCAACGTGTATGTCACCAATGACGAGGTGGCCGCAGAGATGCAGGTTTTGCCGACGCAGGCCGCCGCAATATGCCAATCGCTTTACGATGCTGGGCGAATCTGCATGGCAAAGGTCAGTTCCACAGATAGCGACGCAGGCTTGACGCTGTGGTCACTGAATAAAGAGCAATTCTTGGAGGATCAAGGATGAACCGCATCATGCGAGACGCCCGCCGTGAAGCTGCAAGGTCCGCCGTGATGGAGATAATGGCCGATGGCAGGTGGCGCACGCGCGACGACATTGCCATGAAGCTAACGCCAGAACACGTGGCAAACCTTAGTGGGGCGATGCACGCACTGTCGCGCTTTAATGAGTTGCAGGGCGAAACTTTAGGCGGCATAAACGTCTGGGCATTACCAAAAAGAAGGATGGCAAGGTGAAGATTCAAACACGTAAGCAAGACGAGCGCGACTTGATGGCGCTGCACATGGTTGGCAACGAAAAACTAAGCTGTGCCCAAGCGGGTAAGGAGCTTGGCATGTCAAAGAACGCAGTCATAGGCGTGCGCTGGCGGGTGAATGTGTCCGACACTTCGGACCTGTGCTTAAATCCTAAAAATAAGGACGGTGGAATGCCCGAATTGTGGTGGCAGGCGTGACCGTATGCAATGGCCGGTATCTACTATACGCAAAGCCGCTGAAACCAATGCTTGCCGTCAAAGTGAGGGAAAACGGCGTCTCACACGGCTTGAGCGAGGCAGGATATGACATAAGGATTAAGCAAGCTGTGACGCTGCACCCGCTTCGTCGGTTTGTGCTGGCAAGCTCAATCGAACGCTTTGAAATGCCAAGAAACCTTGTTGGAGTTGTCCATGATAAAAGCACATGGGCGAGACGAAAAGTGTCCGTTTTCAACACTGTCATAGAACCAGATTGGCGCGGATGGCTAACGCTTGAAATTGTTTATCATGGGTGGAAACCGCTGCGGATACCTGCCGGGGCTGGAATTGCGCAAGTCATATTTCACGAACTATCTGTACGCGCGTCATATGGCGACGGCAAATATCAGGATCAACCAGACGCGCCCGTCGGGCATGTAGCGTCATAAATAGAAAGTGAAACAATGACAGACACAAGCCGAAAAACCGTCGAACGCGACGTGTGCGGTCCCATTATATCCTATGTCGACACGGCCAGCGTCATAAGCGAAAAGAAACTTTCCGTTATTCTCGACACAGTGCGAACCTTGGTAAAGGAACGTGACGCGATGTCGTCTGCGCTTTCTTTTCTCGCCAGCCGTGCCGACGACTTGTCAAAAGACGCAATCGAAACTCTGGCGCGGCAAGCGCTCAGAAACATATAGGTGAATAATATGACAAAATGGAACTTAGACAAATTAGAACCACCAATGACCGCACCAAAACCACGGCACCGAATGGCAGTGTTGGAGGAAGCGGGGAACCTAATTACGGGTGACAGGCAGGATGCCTATGGTGCGCCGTTTGATAACTTTACCAATATTGCGCAGCGATGGACGCAGACAGTTGGCATCACCATCCAACCTTGGCAGGTGGCTATAATGATGGCTGACCTCAAAATTGCCCGCATGGCGACAACCCAACGCCCGCACGACGACAGCTTTGTTGATATTGCTGGATATGTCGCGTTGGCGTCTGAATTGAGTTAAGGACGATAATATGAGAGGATACACACTGCCAGCAGGCAAAGTGCAAATTAGCTTTAGCGGTGGGCGCACAAGCGCCTACATGCTGCATCAAATACTTGCTGTGAACAACGGTCTACCTGATCGCGCAAAGGTCGTGTTTAGCAACACGGGCCGAGAAATGCCTGAGACATTAGATTTTGTTCAGCAATGCGGCGATAGATGGAACGTGCCTATTGTCTGGGTCGAAGACGCAGAGCGCGGCGGTGAAGTATTGTTTGACGTGGTTTCACACAATTCAGCCAGCCGTGAAGGAGAACCGTTTGCTCGCCTAATTCAGCGAAAAAAGGCATGTCCCGACCAATCAAAACGGTTTTGCACTGAGCATTTGAAAATGTTGCCCGCACGTCGCTACCTCATGTCGCTAGGCTGGAAAGATTGGTCAAATGCTGTAGGGATTCGTGCGGACGAACCGCATCGACTCAAGCCATCAACTGACAAGCGCGTAACAAGGTGGTTCCCTTTGGAGGACGTTACGGTTTCGATGGTTGGCAACTTTTGGAAATCTATGCCGTTTGACCTCCGTGTTAAAAAAGGGCTTGGAAATTGTGATGGCTGTTTTATGAAAAGTGAGGCAACACTTGCTGCGCTGGCCCGCGACCATCCCAAGCGCCACCAATGGTGGGCAGCCCAAGAAGCGGCGGCAACGGCCCTTACAAAATCGGCAGGCGGCGCGAGGTTTCGCGATGCCTTTACGCGCAAAGAATTAGGCGACATGGTGGACAGGCAAGGCGACTGGATATTTGACGCAGAGGACGCACTTTGCCAAACTGATCATGGAGAATGCACTGGATAGACTAAAACCAAACGGTGAACCTTCCGTCTTGGCCGTCGTGTGGATGATGCACAAAACATTCGACGGCCTGACGGTTAATGTATCCGTTGCGGTGGTGCCAACCATCGGGGGGTGAGGGGCTGCGGACGTACTCAATTTGCACGTTGTCGCCCTCCATTGACTTGACCGAATTGTGCAGCATCGTCATGCCAATGTGATCTTTTTCCCGCTTGTGCGGAACCACGCCAGCTTGCTTGCGAACTTTATGGTGAAAATGATGCACGTAGATGTATTTATGCGGGCATTCTGAAACATGCCCCCGCGCCTCAGTCATCATCAGCGGGTAGAGGTCGGTTTCTTTTGCACCGTCACCGTGCGTCAGGCCAATCAAGTTATTGCCGAACCTATAATATTTGCGGTGAATTTCTGACATATTGTATTCTGTAGATGTAACGTCAGGCGCGTTGCGGAACCATGCGCCGACTTCGCGAGCCAAACACCAGCCCATAACCCAATCATGGTTTGACGGGCAGAATATAAGGTCCACGGGGGCGGTCAGCCGTGCCATCTCAATGCACTTGACGTAGCCTGCGAACGCATCCCGGTAAAGCTGGTGAATGGTGCCGTGCGTGTCTTGTGGTGTGCCGCTTGTCGTTGTTGATTTTGAATTGTCAACGTGCAGGATGTCATTGCCCAATACAAACAGTATTCTGCCAATGCCCATGCCCGACGATTTGCGGATTAACTCACGCGTACCTTCCACCATGCGATTAACGGCGACGTCGCGGCTGTAAGTGTATCCCGTTTCCGTTTCAGCGCACAGCTTGCCAACGTGTACGTCTGCAAGGTCAATCACAAGCAAACACTCGCCATCGGGCGCGGCGCGCAATTCATATTCGGGGAATGTTTCGTCTTTCAGGTCGTCAATCGCGCCACGTATCGCCTCAAGAACGGTGTCTCTGTCGCCGCGGCCCTTTGGCATTTGAAAATACATCGAAGCGCCGTCTGATTTGATCCAACCGCTGTGTAGGGGCGTCACGTCCGACATCCCGACGCTGGCCATTGCGCCCGTTATCGCGTCGTCCGTTTTAAGGTATTTTTTGGCTGCGTAGTATTTTCGAGCGACGCCACTGTGCGCCTCGCCCAACTCTCGCGCCGCAGCCCTGATGCCGCCGTGTTGGACAACCGCGTCGTAAGCTTCCCGCTGTGCTGGCGTCACTTGCGGCACCCATCTGGCCAGCAATTGACCGTTGAGATTAGATCAAGCCCAGTCCTGCGGATTTCATCCAAGTTATTTTCTTTTAGTGACCTTGCGTGAATAATGCTTTCGGGAACTGCGGCGTCAAGTATTGCCGACGCCATGCCTTCACTTGCTGTACTCGTGCAATTTATCAAGAACAGCATCGGGGTCAGTAGGGCGAATAGTTTCAGCACTTTGTAAATCCTTACTTGTTGAATTATAAGCGTCCTGCATTTCGTCTTGCAGTTCTGCGCGGCCCTGCTTTTTCTTTGATCGGCCAAACCCCCACAAGGCAATAACTCCCGCAGCAATGGCACCCAAAATGGCTGGCAGTCCAGTTATCAGGTCAAGCATTTTTGTCACCTGTAAACCAAGTGCGGCACGCCTGCACGATCGCGGGCAATACTAGGCCGACGATAACAAGCACATGCTCGTTGTATTTCTCTGGAATGAAGCCCATCAGCAAAACAACAGTTACAATCTGCGTTATGAGCGAAACAAAGTTGATTTTCGACGAACTTGCCTTGTTCATTTTCTAAATCCTTTCAAGATTGCGATGATTGCAGCCAGAATGCCCGTAAAAGCGCCTGTGGCTGGCTCTGGTGGCGTCTCGGCTGGTTCCTGCGTGACAGGTAGCAAAAACAGTAAACTCTCGTCAGCGCGACGATTTACTAGACCTTGGACCTTCTTGCCACCTGCCTTGTTCCACATCAGGATAGACTTGGCCGCCTTGTCTTTATTGCCAGCGTTAAAGTGACGCAATGCCGACGAACGCTTGAAGCCACCCGGACCAATATTGTAGGCCAGTGATATAAATGCGGATCGCTCATTGTCGTTGATTTCTGCCGTGAAAAGCGGGTCAATCTTTGCCGTAAATTTATCCAAAGCCTTTTCTAGGTAATATTCAGCTTCGGACGTTGTGATTGTCATCCCCATAACCGGGACAATGCCGACGCCCGCGCGCGCTGTCGTGCCATATCCGATGGTCAGGACGTTGCCGCTGCACAAGTAAGTATCATGCCGCAATCCCTCCCATTTTTTAACCATGTCGATTGCTTGTTGTGGTACGCTCATGTTTGCTTCTTTCTACTTGTCTAACGCCGCTGCGCTAAATATAATCAAACCAGACAGAATGAAAAATAAAACGCCGCCGAAAACGACACTAATTATCCACACAATCTTTTCACGTTTGGCCGCGTGATCCTTAGTCGCTGCTTCGCGCCTGACCCGTGCCGCCGCCTGCTCTCGGAGCACAGTGTCCCACATATCTGGCGGACCGTAAAGGCGACACACACTGCGCAGGTCGTCAACAGCCTGTTTGTGCGCCATCTTTGCCTCTGCAATGGCAAACCCCTCGGCCTCGCTGGATGAAAGTTTGCCCAGAAATCCCTTGCCCGCACCTGACTCTGCGGCTCGAATTTCGGCGTCAAGTTCTGCCAGCTTGCTAAACTCAGGCATCAGAGACGTTGCATCTTTTCCAGCCTTTACCGCCGCAGAGATTGCGCCTGAAATGGCTTTTACAGCGCCAGCAAGGGCGAGAACTTCAATCACAAACCGTAGCCCCCGAAAAACGCCCCCAGCACTGCGAGCAACAACGCGCCAATAATCAGCCTCGTTAGCCACTTTATTGAGCTGCGAATATCGTCCAGTTTCTCGTCGGTATTATCCAACTTGATCGTGATGACCTCGCGAAACGTCTCAAGGCGCTGGATGCGGTTTTCGTGCGTGTGCTCAGCGTCGGACATCAATATGAACCCTCCCAGACGCGCAACGCGCTAAAATCTGGTGACATCATTTTGCGTTTTATAACGTCTTTCATTCCGGCCGTGTCGGACCAAGCGACGCCAGCCTCTTTCAGCCACATCGCCAGCATACCCGGATCAATATTGCCAATGTGTTTGTAGTCTGAACCAAAAGCATTTTCTGTCGTCTCACGCGCCTGTCTTACGTCTCGCAGCACATGTGAGGCATCAAAGGTGTTTTTGATAACCATATTGTCGCCTTCAAAACTAATCTTTTGAAATAGCTTTGTTGAATTTGCGGGTAGGGACATGGCGCTTAACCTCTTTCGGCTTGACGACTTCGACATCGCCTAAAATTTCAATTGCGTCGGGCCGTACAGATAAAATCCGCATCGCCTCGTCTTCGGTCATTTCAGCAATGGTGCCTTTAATTAGCTTGCCCTGCTTCGTGCTGACCTTGTGGCATAGTACAACAATCTGTTTCATATCAATTCCCGTAGTTTGGTGGGGTGGCCGTTAAGCCACCCCTTTTAGCTTAAGATACTGTGTTGTCGAAAATGCCGCCGTTGGCTTTTTCGTTCTTACAGCAAAGTGTCAACTCAGTAATAACCTGACGCTTCGTGTTGTCGCCAGTTTTGGCAAGCGGGGTGTTTTTGGTCGCACGTAGCACGGCAACTTCCCACATATTATCCTGAACAATAAACACGTCACGCGCACGATTCTCACGGACGGGCACAAACTCGACCGTGCCCCACGGGGTCACATACACGGCAAGAGACTTAATAACCTTACCATCGCCAGCTTGGACTGCCGAACGCTGGTTGTTATTGCCAGTAAAACCAAGAGCCAAGTTCATCTGGAATGCCGACAAATAGCATGTGTCAGGCTTTCCGCCTTCTTCCCAAACAGACTGCATCACGGTGTCAAACTTCGCTTGAGAAAACGCAGTCAACGCTGTGGTTTCGTCAGTACGTGCGTCCGTGCCGTCCCCTGTAGCATCTGCGCCTTCGTTCGCGCCAAATACTGTGTTGGTAATCAACCAAGTCGGCATACCAGCAAGTTCACGGGCTACGGATGCGCTACCGACCACGCGGGCGTTGTTGTCAAACAAAGCACGCTCCACATCGAGCTTTTGTTCTTGAGCGATCTTCAAAGTCTGGTACGCGATCTCTTTTGCACGGCCAGCCTTGTCCACGCCTTCATCTGTATCAGGAACAATAACAGCGTCTTTGAAAATCTGCGTGCGGTTGCCCAAGCGAACAGTAGCAACACGAGCAGAACCTGCTGTGTCATCACCTTCGATGTGAGCATTCGCGGCGCTGGCACGCAAAGTATCTGTTTGCCATTCGTGCAAAGTGGACGTTGCTTTCGTCTTTGCAGACTTGGAATAGAACGGAGTTTCCTCTGGGCTAATGTTATAGATAACATTGCTCAAGTCTTCTTTAATGCCGACCGTTTCGAACGAGTCGAAGGTATTTGCTGGCTGTGCCATGATGTAAACCTTTCAGGTTTATGAGTTTAAAATGAGGCTCAATGCGTCATTGATTGAACCGGAGCCTTTCAGCTTGTCTTGCGCTTTTTGCTGGATTTTAGCGTTCCCGTCGGGGCGCTTTTTCGTTCCAGCTTTCACAACTGGGCGTGCCTTTTCGCCCTTTTGCGTTGCGATTTTGCGCTTGGCCACAAGGTCGCGATATTTCCGCGCGTCATTTAACGCCAAGACATATCTGCTATCGCTAACCGCCGCCATTTCATCCGCGCTAAAACCATACTCAATCCCCGTCGCCATAATGCCTTGCTTCAACGCCGCACCTTTAACTGGGTCGGCAATCTCAGGCATACGCTGCTTTAGGATTTCAGCTTGCTCTTGCAGATACGCTCCACGCGCCCGCTCCTGCTGCTGTGTCTGGTTTTGTTGCATTTCATGCACGCCGTGTTGCTGCTTGTCGTAAGCGCCCACTGCCTCGTCGTAGGTCATCTTTGCTTCCATGTACCCAATCGGGTCTTGGTCGAAAAGTTCCTTTGTCGGTGCCGTTGGGGCCTGTAAGCCACCTTGCTGCGCTTGATTGAACAGATGTAAAACATGCTGCTCGTTCTGCGCTAAAACGCTTTCACGTTGCTCTAAGCCCTTGCGGACCTCAGCATTTTCCTGAAAACGCTTGTTAATTGCCGAATCGCCTGACGCTGATCTTTTTAGCTGGTCCAGTGTCCAATCTTCATCTTTTCCGTCAACTTTGACGGGGTAAAGAGTGGTGTCTACAGCCTCATTTTCCTCATTGCCTTCGTCGTCAATTTCGACATCATCTAGGTCGTCGTCGGATGCCTCAACGTCATCTTCGCCTTCTTCCGTTCCTTCAACCTCATCGCTCTGACCGTCGTCAGTTGGCTCTGTGATTTCGGTCACGGCGTCGCGTAGATTATCCTCGGTCGAGGCATCATCTGCCCCACCGCTTTCAGTTATCATTGAAACTGCGTCGTCCATTGTAGTCGCTTCCACGGTGCTACCTTTTTTCCTTACGATCTAACATTTTTTCGACGCCAATTGCGGCATCAAGTCTCATGTCGATCTGGTTTAAGGCCCGAATCATTGCGTGCGCGTCTTCGCGCAGGTCAACGTCATCGACGCCACTGTTTGCGAATATGCGCATTTGCTCATCGCGAACCTCTGCCATGAAAGTTTGAAATGCGTCGTCCGCCTGTAGCGTCCGCGCTGCCTGCGCTTTCATGCGTTTATCTGTTGCCATTTTGACCGCCGCCCTGCGCTATGCCGCCGATCATGCGAACCTTGTCCTGTTCAGCCTTGATGCGGGCCGTGTCGACGTTTGTGCCGTACTGCCCTGCAATCTTGGCGGCCTGTACGAGCAAGTCCTGTGCCATCTCATCGCGCTTTAAGTCGTCGTCAGCGGCGGCCTTCTGTGTATCAAGCTGCAAGCGGCCAATGTCGTTCTGCATTTTGGCCTGCGCTTTTATCTGCTCTGCCTGTAGGAATGCAGCGTTGGGGTCGTTGGCCTCTTGGCCTTGGTTCTGCTGTGCCTGCATTGCCTGTTGCTGCATCTGCTGTTCGATTTCTTGCGTCATTGGCGAGAAGTAGCGGTCCGCATTGCGAACGCCCGAAGCCGCAAGCAAATCTGCCAGCGTATTTCGAATGTTTGTGAGCGTCACAAGGCCGTTTGATGGCCCGTATGTCTGGTAAACCATTGTCTGCATTTGCAGCGCTTGGTTCAGCCCCATCATCTTTTCTTCTTCTCGACCAGTGCCCAGACCGACGTTGATAGAAACGTCCATCGACGAGTTCCAAACGCGCGGATCGACTGGCGCTGCGGAGCCGTTCATTTGCTCCATCTGATCTTCGTCAAAGTTCTTTATCATCAAACGCAGCATGATGCCGAACATATCGCGCACGCCGTCGGCTAGATTGCGAACCATAACTTCAACTTGGCCCGCCTGCGCCTGTACGGTGGCCGTCACGGCTGCCTTGGTTGTCGACTGCATGGCGTCTGGATCAAGCCCCATAGAGGCCCGTGTGACGCCCGTTTTACTTTCGACTTGGCCGTCGAGATAAGATAACGCCGTCAGTGTTTGACCAGCAACAAATGGCACAGTCAATTCTTGGACCGCGCCTGCCTGCTTCATTCTAACAATTGCGCCGATCTCGTTGTTCAAAAGGTCATCAAGGTCAACCTGACCCTCGACGACAGCCAGTCTTGGATTGTTGGTCATCGCCACGTTGTCCATAATGCCACGCAAAACGGATGTGGTTGAGTCTTGGTCATTAAAGATTAGCTCGGCCAGCGAATTGCCATAAAATGAGTGCGGTTCCGGGTCTACCTCGAATAGAGCGAACGGCTGCTCATCACAAGGTGAGTAGTCCAACAAGTCGTAATTCGTGCCGCCGCAAAGGAACTTGTGCAGGACTGGCGTGCCAGTGCCGTCAACGTCCATTCTCATGTATGCCTCTGTGACCGCGACGTTTTTCATGCTTTCGTCTTGCGCGTCCTCGTCACTGCTGTCGGTAACATACCCAAGACGCTCTTGATGTTCTGCCTGCGTCATTTCTGACCCGCTGGCAAACCCGTCTAACTTTTCGACCAACTCGGCATCAACGCCCATGTTGATTAAATCACCCGCACGCATTTCCGTACGGTGCGCAACAACGTATGCGTCTTTCAACGTCCGTGCGTTGCGATCAATGAAAAATTCTTCTGGCGGTACGCTTTCGATGCACAGCTCACCCTTGGTCTTTTCGCGGCTGATTTTAACGCTGTGGATAGGCTCCTCAACTTCAAAGCCCATCTGGTCCATCGACATAGACGACTCGACACTGTGTTCGATCACAGTCACGTCATCCTCTGCAACCAAGAACGTGTATTCGTCATCGCTCAAGTCGGTGTAACTGTGGATTTCGGCCTCTGGGTAGTCCATCCAGTAAATCTTTGCGACGCCCTGCTTCTTGACCAATGCATCATGGAAAACGTCATTCAGGACATTGAAACCATTCAGGCGCGTAAATTCGTGATGCATGAACTCAGTGGCTTGCTCTGCGTTCTTAACGTCATCCGGGCCTTTCGGCACAAACTCAACGGGTCGTGCGGAGCTAAGAAATACGCGCATCAGGCTTGGCTTCGTTGCCCGCACAATGTCACGAACTTTCGTCGAGACAACTTTGCTGCGACCGTCCTCATGCGTCAAATCGACGTGGCCGTCGTAATAGCGCTGGGCCTTAATACGACCCTCAGAGATTTCGCTTTCGACAAAATCCACCGCGCCGCCAATGGCAGATTGAACAATGTTTTCAATTTCTACGCGTGTTTTGGCTTTCAGGTCCATCGTCGATCCTTGTATTTCTGCCACAGTATCATTTTTGCAGCACTGTTGTAAAGATGTCGCTTATTGAACGTCTACCGTCTGCGCATAAGTTAGGCCGGATGCCGTTGCCACTGCTTCCACTATCTGCTGCAACCTTGTGGGGTCGTTTAGCGTCTTAGCCTCCGCAAGTAGCGCCGTGACAGCACGGTTTCGCGCATCGCCTTGCAGTGATAGTAGCTGCCCAATCTCGCGGTTGACCGTGCCTCGACGCGGGCCAAAAAGTATGTTGTCGATAACAGCGTTAATTGGTGCCTCAATGCCCTGACGAATACGGCTAACAGGTGAAGGTGCATTGCCGCTTTCAGGGTCGCGTATGTCAGAAAGTGCCTCGCGGGCCTCCGATCTCTGCGAGGTCTGCGAACCCTCGACCACAGCGCCGCGCGTAGCGGAAAAATCCTTTTCAGCCATTAGCCTGCGCGTGATTTCTTGGGCGTCATCCTCGCCAACAACTAGACGCAGCTTTTCAGCGTTCCAATTCTTGCCAAACTCACGCCATGCCGCTGCTGCGTCATTGCTAGATGTTCCCATGAGGGCCGAAATGTACTCTCGCGCGCCTTTTTTGTAGGCGTCACGTTGTGCTGGTGACATTTTGCCAAGAGCGTCACTCAATACTTTTGGTGACATTGCTGTTGCTGCCGATCCAGTAAACGCCTTGCGCCCCTGATCGACGGCTCGCTCCATACCCTTGTTGTTAGCATAGCCGACCCGTGCCGTGGCGTAGTCAGGTATTTGATCCAACATTTGATCCATTTCCAAAAGGATAGGTCGCATGTTTGCGACAACGGCCCCATCCCCTTTGATCCCAGCCTTAAAGATGGCGTCGCTCAAGGCCGATCTGGAGTTGTGCAGACGCTTTGCTGATATTGCGCCATCTTCGGTCAAATCTTTCATCACGGTTTTCAGCTTCTTGCTGACCGTCGATGCTGCATCTACGCCTACAGACTTCACTTGGTCGCGTATGTTGGTCACATCAAATGTCATTTTGCTAGACGTGGCCGCGTCGTACATCGGCCCGAAAACGGTGGATCGTTCGGTGGCAAGGTCAACCCTCGCTTGATAGGCCGCTTCTGGCTCATCTATCCGCTGCGTCACTGTTTGGTCGATACGAGCTCCAGCGTCCTCGGCACGCCCACGAATTGAGCGTTGCAGCGCATCACTACCCTCGCCAGACATTGAAGCTAAACCTTGGGCCAGCTTTTGCGGGGCACCCTGAACGTCGGCAATCATGCCCTCTGGACCAATGCTGTCAAGATACGCTTGAATGTCTTGCCCCGAACGCTGCGCCTTACCCATTGAGTTTGCGACCCGATTAGATGCAGACGCGCCGAACCCCTCCACGCCGCGCCGCATATTCTGCGCCGCTCGAACCGTACCGCCTACCGCCGCGCCCGCTGCCGGAGCAAGCCCGCCAAGCCCCGCACCGATAGCAACGCCAACAGGGGAGACGTTCGCAATACGGCGCTGGAATCCGCCCTCACCCTCTGCAAATTCAGGCAGCGCCGTAGTGGCCGCGCCCGTTATGCCACCGACCGCCATCTTACCCAGCATAGACATACCCTGCATACCCTTTGTTGCTACGCCTGCTGGCGTTAAAGCACTGAGTACTGCGCCTGTCTTCTTCCCCCTGTCAAAAGCGTCAGGTGCTAGAAGCTGCGCCGCCATATCCTTCTCACGCGTCAAATCCCTGTACTTAGCATATGCGGCCTTGGCCCCCGCCAAGTTTCCGTTACGCATGAAGTCGCCCGCCGCCTTCCTTGCGCCGTTGATTTCGTCAGCCAGCCCGAAAGAACCGTCAGCCTGAACTCCGCGATATGTCGCAACCGTGTCTGCCTTGGACTGGGTTGCCGAACGCTTTTTACCTCGAAAGTTATCAAGCGCCTTCTGCTCTGCCTCGCGAATTTCTCCAGACGCTTCTAGTTTTTCAAGGGTAGAAATGGCGTCTAGTATCTGCTTGCTTTCGCCAAAGGTCATGCGGTCATCGGCCATCTAGTCTTTTCCCCCTAAGTTCAAAAGTTTAAGGGCGTCCACCCTTGCCTCGTCAGTCACGCCTGATGGAGGCAGGGTTTGGGTTTTTATTCCGCCGCCACTCTTTTCTTGCTCGTCCATCCAGCCGCCGATAGTGTTGCCCGGTTGTGATAGGTAACGTGCTGCACTCATAAGCGCCTCGCGCGCCTTGGTCTGTGCGTTGAGTTTATCCACAAGCCAAGCCCGCAGAGGTCCGGGCCGCAAGTCTTGCGGAACGGCGGTAGCCATCGCTACTGACATTTCCTTTTCAGAGAGTGCGCCAAATGTGACCGAAGAAATTACGTCTAATCCCATTTTGTTCATCGCCACCTCTAGGGACGCGGAGGCCTCCGTAATGTTTGGGATGTACTTTTGGAAAAAGCCGCTTTCTGCTCCGCTATCAATGGCAGCAATGGCCTCACTTATTGACCCCATTGACTTGCTTACGCCTGCCGCTTGGTCATATGCTTCAAATGCACGTTCCGCTGTCATCTTGCCGCCAACCTTGGCAGCCTCGGCTGACCCAGCACCATCAGTTCTGGCGGCCAATACGGCACCTTCCTGCAGTCCTGATCCGCGCGTTGCCATGAACTCTTGATATTCTGGCGTCCCGCGCTTGTATCCTGACGCCACCGCTTGCATATCCAAAGCTCTAAAGTTAGATGGCGCGCCGCCGCCATTTATCACAAAGTCCTGATATTCTTTAGTCCCCGGAACAAGGCCCGCCATTTCTGCCTTCATGCGAAGGGACCGAACGTCGGTTGGGTCATCAGGCCCTCCACCCAATCTCTGCTTGACGATCTGGGACATAACAGCGCCAGCCGACATTTCACCAGCCTCAACCATGTCAGCCATGTCGCCCAGACCGTTTGCGCGTAGGTATTCAGTTGTTTTGTTGCGTGCCTTTAATTCTGTGCGCTGGCCTGCCACTTCGTTGGCCATTTTCTGAACGCCCGGATTGCTACCCAATGCCGCGAACGCCTGCCCAAATTTAGCCGACGCATCCTTGAAGCTATCACGCTGAAAGAACCGCTGGCCAGTTTCGCCCTCTGCGCCGTCCTGCATCTTTTGGAGGCCGAGTGAGCCTAGAAGTCCGCGTGGCTGTTGCATTGGTTCCGGCCTTTCCTGTGGTGTGGCAAGAATACCACTATTTGCTGTTTGTGGCAAGGTCTTGCCAAGCACCTGCATGGCGTCCGCCGCAACGCTGGACCTGTTTTTCTCGTTTCCAAAGCCAAACAGGTGATCTCCTCGACGCTGCCAATCCCCGCCTGCCCGCTTACCCCAGCTAGGTTGCGAATATTTGTCGTTGTAGTAGTGTGTCGCGCCGCCTGTCTGGTCCTGATAGTTGCCAGACAGTAGCGCGTCAGCCGCTTGATAAATTTCCGCGCTGGGCCGCATGGCGTTTACGTCTTGACCTTGCTCACCGCCAGCGTGTCCAGTTTTGCTATTCCATGCAGAAACCTGTCCGGGCTTCATAATCACGCCGCGAATGCCGTTGCCGTACCCAGATGCGTTTACGCGGTTCATAAGGACCGAACCAACGTCCATCATTCCGCTGATACCCTGATTGCCAGCCTCGGCCATTAAGGTTTTGGCAAGGAGGTCGCGGTCATTCATGCCCATAGTTTAAGCCCCCGCGCCCATAAGCTCATCAGAAAGCCCGCGATAGTTTACGCGCAGGAACCCGTCGTCAAAGCGCATAACCAAGTGCGGATGTGTCTCTTGCAACTCGTCGGCCATAACTCCAACCGTAGGCTGTGACATATCCACAACACTACGCCCCAAACTATTCCAAGCCCACTTATAAAAGTTTACGCCGCCGTGACTGCCGATGCTCTCAACGTCGGTTTTTAGTCGGCTGTCGGAAAAAGCACCCATAGTTCCAGCCACCCCAAGGTAATCAAACAAGCCAGGATTGTTCTGCTCAGTCGTGGTTGAACCGCCGGCGTCTGGAACGGAACCCAACGCGGTCAATGGCGCTCCCAATGACTGCAGCGGCGCATTGGCGTATCCCTGAAATTGACGCTGTGCTGCATCAATCAAAGACTGCTGCAAACCTTGCTGCATAAGACCCTGCTGCCTTTGATTTTGCTGTAGTGTTTGGCCAGTGTTAAATGCTTGATTGCCAAGTCCGCCCATCTGGGATGCCGCACCAAGCCGTTGCTGGTTCGCCTGCAACCCAGCGTTTTGATTGTACGATTGCGCCTGCATTCGATTTCCTGCGTTGTACTGACCCGCTTGATTTTGCGCGGCCTGATTGTACGCTCTGGCCTGATTTCCAGCACTTGCGCCAAACTGGTTAGCTTGGTTCTGAGCATTAAAGTTGGCCATGTTAGCCTGATTACCCGCCGCCGCGCCAAACTGGTTAGCTTGGTTCTGAGCATTAAAGTTGGCCATGTTAGCCTGATTACCAGCACTTGCGCCAAACTGGTTAGCTTGGTTCTGAGCATTAAAGTTGGCCATGTTAGCCTGATTACCCGCCGCCGCGCCAAACTGGTTCGCTTGGTTTTGAGCATTAAAGTTGGCCATGTTAGCCTGATTACCCGCCGCCGCGCCAAACTGGTTCGCTTGGTTTCGTGACGCTTGATTCTGCATCTTGGCCTGCTGGACGAATTGCGCACTTGTCGTGTCAGCTTGAAGGTTTGCACCTTGGTTTGCTAAGTCCCCCTGCATCCGCATACTGATGTCTTGACCAGCCATGTTCTGAGCGTTCTGGAACCCTGTTTGACGAAGGCCAGATGCCGTGCGTGCTGCTTGATCGGCAAAGCCACGATTAGTCTCTGCCTCTGCAATGCCGTGACGTGACCCACCGAACGCGCCCGCCGATCCGGCTTGAGCGCCAACTTTATTTTGGGCCATCATGCGGCTGCGATCCAAGTCGTCCAGAGACTGCTGAACAACTTGGTCCTCAAATGGGTTGGTGTATTGAGAAAGGTTTGCACCAGATAATTGGCCAGCCTGCACGTTTTGAGCCGCAACATTCTGCCCGCCAACCGTCGCCGCATTGTATCCCTGAGACCCGACGTTGGCCGCATTGTATCCCTGAGACCCGACGTTGGCCGCATTGTATCCCTGAGACCCGACGTTGGCCGCATTGTATCCCTGAGACCCGACGTTAGCCGCATTGTAGCCAGTCGGGTTTACTTGCTGCGGTGAGTACATGCCCGCCGCCTGCGTGCCCTGCATCGCCTGCTGCAAGCCGCCCGCCGCCGCGTTATTGACGTTGAAGCTGCCTCGCGGCGCAAGCGGAGCAAACTGGCCGTTTGTCGGACCCATTCGCCGCCCTTGTATTTCTGACGAGGGAGCAGATTGTTGCCCAGTCATGCCGCCCATGCTTCCTGATCCCGAACCAGCCATATTATGCGCCCTTCTTAATTGAATTGATGCTGCCAAAAGACATATAGCCCACTAGCCTGCAAGTAGGATGCCCGACAAGCATCACGACCTTACCTAAGAGATTAGGCTTGTATTTGTCTGGTCGCATAACGTGAGCCATTTGAGCCGCCCATGACGTTGCCAAGGGGGTGATAATTGAAAGAGCTAGTTTCGATCCGATGCTGTCACCCAAAATGTAATCCGCTAATGGGGTTGCCCATTGGCGGTATCCAGCAAGAAGAGACGGGTCAGCCTCGTTAATTCTTTCACCGAATTCTGCGTCTAGCTTGTAAACCTCGTCAGAGATTAGGCCCAACGTGTGCATTGATGTGCAGATAACTGTGCCGTCTCCGCCCTCGCCGCCGCCGTCCGCGCCCTCAAAACCGCTATCGTTGGCGTTGTTTGCCGCGCCTGCGCCGATGCCTAGCGTGCGGGATGCCACGTTGCCCGGAAGGTCAACCGAAGTAGTCAGGCTGTTTCCAAGGTCAGACATAGCGCCGCCGCCGCTGTAAGTGCCTCCCGACAAGCCCGCCCCGCCGCCGTTTAACCTATCACCAAGTCCAGTGTACCCGACATTGGATGGTGGCGGCGTTGTGTTGCCTGTTGGGGCGGGTCCAGAACCGTAATCAGAGTTAAACGCGACTGGGTCAAAGTTTGGAAAATTAACAGCAGGAGAACTAACCCCAAACTCATTTCTTGGGCCATTATTTACCGAGTCAAAGAAAGTGCTACTCGACGGGCTAGGCTCGCCAGTCATTAAAGACCCGCCATAAGAGCCTGTCGAGGAAGGTTCCTCAAACGATGCGGCATTGCCACCGCCAGCAGAAGCGCCGCCGCCTACGCCAGTGGTGTTCATAACTGTGTTTTCGTTGTTGTAATACACCGAGCTTGGCCCAGCACTTGCTCGTGCTTGAGCTATTGCCAAATCGTTGCCGCGCTGCATGTCAGCCTGTTCTCGCTGAGCTTGAGCTTGGTCTCGGCTGTTTTGCGCGGAGGTGTTGTAATTCTCGTAATTGACCGGCGCGCTCATATTGCTGCCAGACTGACCGGTAAATGGGTCGATAAAGAAGCTATTCATGTGATCGAACTGGCCGGGACGCTCTGCCTGCAACTGGTCTACTGACTGTTGGAATATCGGCTGAGATGAATAGCCGGACACGCCGTTGGCGTATTCAGTTGGCGCGTCCATGCCGCCCATTATACCCCGATGGCTAGTCGGCGTTGCCATGCCAAACGCACTAGCCGCGTCTGACGTGTTTTGAAACGCAGCCTGCTGGTTTGGTGTAAACGCTGCAACGTCTGGGCCGTACTGTGGAACGTAACCAAGCTGAGAAATACTTTCAGCTTTGTTTAGGTTCCGCTGCGCAGCCCGCTCAATGTATTCTGGTATTGCTACAGACGTTGTGTCTGATCCACCTTTTCCGCCTGACATTATTCAAAATCCTTTATGTATGAGGCAAATTGGCGTTTCCAGCCATGTTTGCCTAATGGTTTATTCCAGCCCATGCGGCCATGCATTGTAAGGGCCACGCAGTTTTGCGATTTAGCCCAGTCTATCACGTCGCTGTGCATTTTCATAATCTGCTCAAGCTCGCCGCCGCCCAAAAATACATTCACAACCCGCTTACGTGGAAAGATCACGATTTCAGTGACGATACACCCATGCGGCGCTGGCCAAAGCTGCAACGTGCCCTTGGTCAAGCCCGCCTCAACATCCTCAAACAGGTGCGTGCCGCCGCTATATTCAAGCGCCGCCTCGATCCAAGGTTTGCAGCGTTCTAGCTCAGTCATACAGTCCTCACCGATAGAGTGCCGGATGTCATGTAAATCTCATATCTGAC